TACCAAATCATTTCTTTGTTACTGGAGAAGAATTAGTATACACTAATGCAGGATCCGGAAGTACATCAGCAATTGGAATTGCTACTACAACTTTTGTGAGTGTTGGTTCAACTAACAAATTACCATCAAGTGTTTATGCGGTAAAATTAAATAACAATAGTATTAAACTGGCAAGAAGTGCTGAGGATGCTCTAAAAGGAGTTCCAGCAACCTTAGATTTTACAAGTGTAGGTATAGGCACTACACATTCATTTACTTCAAAAAATCAAAATGCAAAAGTTATAGTTGCAATTGATAATCTTATTCAATCGCCTGTTGTTGCATCTGCTGTGACTACGACTTTATCAATTAATGCATATACTACAGATGATACAATATATTTTACTGGAATATCTTCATTCTTTGGTGGAGATTTGATTAAAGTTGGAAGTGAAATTATGAGAATTAATAGTGTTGGTATTGGTAGTACTAATGCCATAGGGGTTAGTAGAACTTGGTTAGGAACTAGTATCGCCGGATACTCTACTGGAACTTTAGTTACTAAGGTATCAGGAAATTATAATATTGTCGATAATAATCTCAATTTTGCCGATGCACCATATGGAAATATTCCAATAGCTACAGATGATCCAGATGAACAAGATTGGACTGGAATATCAACATCTTCAAGTTTCCAAGGCAGAAGTTTCTTGAGATCGGGGACACCAAATACAACCAATGAGACATATTATAAAAATTATATTTTTGATGATATTTCTTCCAATTTTAACGGCAACAAAAAAGATTTTACACTAAAATCAAATATGTCCAACTTAACTGGAATTTCTAGTGAAAACGCCATTATTTTAGTAAATGATATTTTCCAGGCACCTGGTTTATCTGCCGGATACACCTTATCAGAAAATGCTGGAATAACATCAATCAGTTTTGTTGGAACTGGAATTTCCGTTGCATATGATGCAAATACTTCAAATCTTCCAATTGGTGGAATTATTGTGTCGGTTGGTTCATCTGAAGGATTTGGATATCAGACACTTGTTTCTGCGGGCGGAACTGCGATAGTATCGGCAGCAGGAACAATATCATCCATTAGTATAGGAAATAGTGGTTCTGGTTATAGAGTGGGCGTACAAACCGTCAGAGTGGGCGTAGGAACCTCTTCAACAGGAATACCCAATATTCAATTTATTGGAACTGCTTCCGTATCTAACGGCCATATTGTCAGTATTGCAATCACAAATCCTGGAATTGGATATACGAGAACCAATCCACCGTATGTGTTTATTGATGATCCACTTTCATATTCAGACATTCCATTAATTTACAGTTCTTCTTCATCATCGGGGATAGGAACTCAGGCAACAATTGATATAGTTGTTGGGCAGGGATCAAGCATCATTGATTTTGAATTAAAAAATACTGGATATGGTTATATTTCCGGAGAAATTTTAACCATTCCAATTACGGGTATTGCTGGTATTCCAACAACTTCTAGTACAAGTTTTAGAGAATTTCAAATTAGTATTCAAAATACATTTACAGATGAGTTTACTGGATGGTCTCTTGGTGAATTACAATCATTAGATAGTCTTGACAGTTTATTTGATGGGGAAAGAATTGTTTTCCCAATTACATATCTGGGAAGTTTAATTTCAATACGTTCTTCAAGAGGATCTAATATTAACGTACAGGATTCTCTTCTTGTCTTTATCAATGACATACTTCAAGAACCAGGAAAAGGATACATCTTTCCTGGAGGAAGTTCAATAACATTTGCCGAACCTCCAAAAGTTGGTGATACTTCAAAAATTATTTTTTATAAGGGAAGTGGTTCTATTGATGTTGTTGAAAGAAATATTTTAGAAACTGTAAAAATTGGGGATGAACTAGTTATTGGATATGATTCATCAATCGGACAAAGTTCAACATTACAAGAAAATCCAAGAACTGTTACAAGTATTAATTCAACTGACTTATTAAGTACAAACCCATATTTTGGACCAGGAAATAGTGATGACGAAACTCTTTTAAGAACAACGATGTGGTGTAGACAAACTGAGGATAAAATTGTTGATGAAAAAGGAGTTGGAAAAGATCGTATTCTTTATGAATCTCAAATTTATCCGTCATCATATCTCATTCAATCTGTTGGAATTGGTTCTACTATTGCTTATGTCGATAATATTAGACCATTCTTCAACCCAATAAATGAAAGTAATGTTTCTTTATCATTCCAAAAAGACATCAGGTTATTATCTCAGGATTCTAAGGTAGCGGCTGCAGCGACAGCAATTGTATCTATTGCAGGAACAATATCTTCATTGATCATTTCTGATGGTGGAGTTGGATATACAACCACCCCTTCTGTAACTATTGAAAATCCTGTTGGTCTTGGAACTACTCAACGAGCATCAGTATCAGCATCAATTACTTCTGGAATTGTTACTTCAATAATTATAACTTCTCCAGGAACAGGTTATACTTATATTGATCCACCTCTTGTTTTGATTGAATTTCCATCCTTTACATTTGAAGATAACACTGTTACTTCATATGAGGGGGATTTTGGTATCATTACTGGTATAGCAACAACTTCTGTTGGAGTAGCCTCGACTGGAATCGTATTTGACTTTGTTATTCCAAAAAATTCTTTCCTTAGAAATTCTTCAATAACTGGTCTAACAACAATTAGTGGCATTCAAACTGGGTATTATTTTACAGTTTATAATTCTAATGTTGGTAGGGGAGTTACCTCACTCAATTCTTCTAGATCTACAGTTGGAATAGGATCGACGTTCTTAGATAATGTGTATCAAGTAGCAGCTGTTTCAATAGCACAAACTTCGGCAATTGGTTTTGGAGTCACTTATGTTGCAAAAGTAACTGTAAGCGTTTCAAATTATAATGGACTATCTGGAATTGGATATAGTAATTTTTATGGAGAATTTAGTTGGGGTAGAATTGTCCTAGGATCTAGATCTAAACAAAATTCCTACAATGCCTATACGTTGAATGGATTTGCAGGTCTCAGCACAGGAACAATTTTGAAAAGAACTAATTCTTTGAAGTACTTAAATTATTTGTGATAAATAGATAAAAACTTCATAAAATGGCAGCAATTATAACTGATCAAATTAGAATATTGAATGCTAAGAATTTTGTGGCAGGAGTTACTACTTCCGACAATTCTTACTATTCCTTTATTGGATTGCCGAATGCAACCGATATTCAATCTGATTGGGACACTACCCCTCCCTCACCAAAAGACAATTTTGATGAGGAGAGTAATTATTGGGACACAATGATTGCTCTAAAGAAAATCAATTCTAGTGATGTACGACAGGTTGTACAAAAAAGAATTTGGTCTTCAGGTACAACATATGATATGTACCGTCACGATTATAGCAGGTCAAATACAGCAAAGGTTTCCGCATCAACAAATTTATATTCTTCATTATATTATGTTTTAAATAGTGACTATAGAGTTTATATTTGTCTTCAGAATGGTACATTTCCAGAAACTCCAAATGGAAAACCTTCTTTAGATGAACCAACATTTACTGATTTAGAACCAAGATCAGCAGGATCTAGTGGTGATGGTTATATTTGGAAATATTTGTACACGATTAAACCAAGTGATATTGTAAAGTTTGAGTCTACAGATTTTATGCCAGTTCCCTCTAATTGGGACACTAGTACAGAAAATACTGCAGTCAGAGATAATGCAGTTGATGGATCAATCAAAATTATTACAATTACTAACAGAGGAGTTGGCGTAGGAACAGCGAATAGGACATATACAAGAGTACCAATTAAAGGTGATGGAACAGGTGCGGAATGTACTATAGTTATCAATAATGATCAGCAAGTAGATTCTATTACAATTTCAAATCAAGGATCTGGATACACTTACGGCAATGTTGATTTAGTTTCTGGAAATGCTCCCACAGGAACAACAACACCAACTTTTGAAGTGATTATTCCACCACAAGGGGGACATGGTAAAGATATTTACAGGGAACTTGGTGCATATAATGTCCTTCTTTATTCACGAATAGAAAATGATGTAGAAAATCCAGATTTTATTACCGGAAATCAGATAGCTAGAGTTGGAATTGTAAGAAATCCATTAACTTATGGATCCTCTCAACTATTGAGTCTTGATAAGGCAAGTGCTGTTTCTGCAATTAGATTGACGGGAATAGGTTATAGTTCTGCATCTTTTACTGCAGATTCATTTGTTACACAGACTGTAAGTACAGGTGTAACCGCTGTTGGAAGAGTGGTTAGTTATGATCAAAACACCGGTGTTTTAAAATATTGGCAAGACAGGACTCTTGCAGGATTTAATACTGTTGGTACTGCACAATCAACTCCACCATATGGATTTGATTTAACAGAATTTACAAATTCTCCATCAACTGGTGGAAGTTTAACAATTCTTGGTGGTAGTGTTAGTTTGTCAATCAATTCCACCTTTACTGGTATATCAACCTCAATAAATAATAGAACATATTACTTGGGTCAATCTTTTACAAATGGTCTTGCCAGTCCAGAAGTTAAGAAATATAGTGGCAGCGTAATTTACGTAGATAATAGACCATCCATCACAAGATCATCAAACCAAAAAGAAGATATCAAAGTCATTTTGCAGTTCTAAAGAATTATGTCTCAACAAACTAACCTCAACGTATCGCCATATTTTGACGATTTTGATGCGAATAATGACTACTACAAAGTTCTCTTTAAGCCTGGATACCCAGTTCAAGCAAGAGAATTAACAACTTTACAATCCATCTTACAAAATCAAATTGAGAAGTTTGGGCAACATTTCTTTAAAGAAGGTGCTAAAGTTATTCCAGGCAACACTGCATACAATGCACTGTATTATGCAGTACAATTAACTAATACTTATCTTGGGGTTCCTCTATCTGCTTACATAAGTCAAGTTGTAGGTTCAAAAATTACGGGACAAACTTCTGGAGTTACTGCAGTAGTTGAAAAAGTATTACCTTCAAATGAATCAGAAAGGGGAAATGTAACTTTATATGTAAGTTATATTGGTAGCAGCACACAAAATAATTCATCTCAACAATTTTCCGATGGAGAAACATTAACATCAAATATAGCAATTAGTTCTGGACTTCTTGGCAATAGTTCAATAAATCCAGGATCACCATTTGGTATTACTGTTGCAAATAATTCAACTTCGGTTGCATCAGCATTTTCAATTACACAAGGCGTATATTTTATTCGTGGGCAATTTGTAAATGTAGATAGTGAGACATTAATTTTAGATCAATATAGTAATAAACCGAATTACAGAATTGGATTGTTTGTCAATGAGCAAATTGTCAATTCCGATCAGGATCAGGGGTTAAATGACAACTCTCAGGGATTTAATAATTATTCATCACCAGGGGCAGATAGACTAAAAATTTCAGTTTCATTATTCAAAAAAAGTTTAGATGATTTTAATGATAATAATTTTGTAGAATTAGCAACTATTAAGGATGGGGTTCTTTCTTCGCAAGTAAAAACAACTGCATATAGTACAATTACCGATGAATTGGCAAGAAGAACATATGCAGAATCTGGAGATTACTATGTAACTCCTTTTGATGTTTCTACAAAAAATTCATTAAATGATGGACTGGGAAATCAGGGCATTTTTAATATAGGTCAGTTTACTTATGGTGGATCAACTCCATCAGATAATTTGGCAGTTTATCAAGTATCTCCTGGAAAAGCATTTGTAAGGGGATATGAAATTGAAACTATTAGCCCTACATTTTTAGATTCACCAAAACCAAGAACAACAAAAACATTAGAAAATTATTCGGTTAACTATAATACAGGACCAACACTAAAATTAAATAGAGTTTATGGTTCACCAGTTATTGGAATTGGTAACACTTATGTACTAAGTTTGAGAAGTGAAAGAGTAGGACTTACTTCTACCACAGCACCAGGAAAGGAAATTGGTGTAGCTAGAGTTTATGATTTTAAATTGGAGTCCGGATCATATAATTCTGCAAATTTAAACTTAAATCAGTGGAATATTTCTCTATATGATATTCAGACAACAACAGAGGTAACTTTAAATGAAGCAGCAACTCTTACAATTCCCACCTTTGTAAAGGGAAATTCGAGCGGAGCAACAGCATTTTTAAAGGACTCAGTTTCAAATTCAAAATCTTTAGTTTTATATGAAAAGAATGGGGATTTCATACCCAACGAATCTTTCAGTTTTAATGGAATCAGTGATGGAAGAGTTGCTATTGCAGTAACATCATACGGAATTTCTGATATTAAATCTGTCTACGGAATTGTAGGTTCTGCATCTACTTTTAGTGCAGATACTATTCAATCTGTTGGAGTTCCTATTGGTATTGCAAATATTACTCCAGTAACATATGCAAATTCCTCCATTTTAAACACAACACTAACATCAACTGTTGGTGTAGGATCAACTCAAATTTTTGTAAACAATGTTACCGGAGTTTCTGTAGGTAGTTCTATATCTGTAGTCAATTCTCTTTATGGAACAGGTATTGCTCTAACAACCGTTTATGTTACCGGAATTAACACAAATTCAATTTTTATTGGTGCTGCATCAACAGCAGGAGTGGGAACTACATCCACCACTCTCAGTGCAAATATTGGTATTGGATCAACAACGATTTATTTGAGTCAAGTATCATCAGCACTTACTTTACAATCTTTAATTACTGTTTCGCCATCAATATCTAACGCAGCAATTACTGGTATTGGAAGTACATATGTCACTATTGGAGCAGGATCCACGTCATCTGCTACCTTAAGTGTTTTAATTAATAATCCAGTTAGTGCAGGTTCAACGCAACTTTTTGTTTCAAGTGTAAGCGGAGTTTCTGCTGGAAGTTCATTTAATCTAGTAAGACCAAATTTAGTTACAACTATTACCTCAGGACAAACTGTTGGCATAGGATCAACTCAAATTTTTGTTACAAGTCTTTCTGGAGTTGCTGTAGGAAACTCTATTAGTGTTGGAGCAGCAATCACTAATGCACCAATTGTTAGTGTCGGTACAACATCAGTCTTTATTGGTGCAGCAAGTACCTCACCAACTACATTAACAACAGGAACAGCAGTAACATTTTCGCTTGTAAACTATGGCATACCTGTTGTTAGTATCGGTATAGGATTAACTTCATTATTCATTGGAGCAGCAAGTACAATATCATCTGCTATTGGTATTGGATCTACACTGTCATTCACAAATGTTTCGTCAATGGTTGTCGGAACTGCGGCTTCGTTTACTAATGTATCCACACTTGTTGCTGGTGCTGCAGTAACTTTCACAAATCTACTATACACAAGTACAGTTACATCACCAAATACGTTATTCCCAGGAACTTTGGTTAAAAGAGATAACGTAATTTCATATTCAAATACAAATAGTATAGATCCATTTTACGGTAAGGTTGTTTCTGTTGGATCAACATCCATAACTATTGGCGGATTTAAACTTCCAAACATTCCAATTGGTATTGCAACAGTTTCTGGGATATGTGACGGAGCACTTCCTACTGCATCATTATCCGTAACAGATTTTAAAATCTTAACAACAAATTTAGAAACTTCAACTGATAATACACTTTATACAAAATTACCAAAAAATAATATTTCTTCCGTTGACTTAACTAATGCATCTTTAGTAATAAGAAAGAAATTTACTGTTAATATTTCGGGAAATCAACTATCAACTCCAGCAGTTGCTGGAACAAACGAAACATTTTTACCATTTGATACTGAAAGATATTCATTGATTAGATCTGATGGAACAACTGAAGTATTAACTGCAGACAAATTCTCATTTATAAGTGGATCTAGTCAGTTACAAATTTATAATTTGGGATCAAATAACACAGCGGCAACTCTAATTGCCACTTTAACTAAAGTTAAACCAAAATCTAAAATAAAAAGAAAAAATAGAGTCAATTCAATTCTCATTGATAAATCAATTTATTCATCCTCAGGTATCGGATCTACTACTCTCAACGATGGATTAACTTATGGAAATTATGCATATGGTACAAGAGTTCAAGATCAAAATATTTCTTTAAATGTTTCTGATATTATTGAAGTTCACGCAATTTATGAATCTTTAGACACTGCAAATCCATCATCCCCTAGTGCAATATTATCTTCAATTAGTGGTCCGTCAACAAAAACCAGTGATATAATTATTGGAGAAAGGTTTACAGGACAAACAAGTGGCACAATTGGGATTTGTGCCGAAAGACTCACAGATTCCCAAATTGCATTTATTCCAAAAAATAATAATATTCTTAAAGAAGGTGAGACTATTATATTTGAAGAATCTAAGGTAAGTGCTGTTGTTGTAACATTAAATTCACCAAGTTTAAATGTTTCATCCAATTTTACCTTTAGAAATGGACAAAATGGATCATTTTATAATTACGGATTCTTAACAAGAAAATCTGATGTTGAAGAAATTACCAAGAAACTAAAAGTATATTTTTCAAATGGATACTATGAACCTTCTGACGATGGTGATATTACTACAATTAACTCATATAGCACTTTTGATTATGGAAAGGAAATACAGACTGTTGATGGTATAAGAAATTCGGATATTATTGATATCAGACCAAAAACTAGTAACTATTCGGTAGCAGAAGGATCAAGATCTCCTTTAGAGTTTTATGGAAGATCCTTCGATGGATCTGGCAATTCTGCTACAAATATCCTTGCTTCTGATGAGTCAATTTTAACTTCATTTTCATTCTATCTTGGAAGAATAGACAGAATTTATTTAACCAAAGATGGAAAAATGCAAGTTAAATATGGAACTCCATCAGAAAAATTTGAAAAACCAGTTTCTGTTGATGATGCACTAGAAATTGCAACTGTAACACTTCCACCATATCTTTATAATGTATCGCAAACTTCTATAGAATTTTTGGAACATAAAAGATATAGAATGGTGGATATTAAACAACTTGAGAATAGAATTAAGAGTATTGAATATTACACAACATTATCACTTCTTGAAAATAATACTGCGAATCTATTTGTTCCAGATTCAGATGGTCTCAATAGATTTAAATCAGGTTTCTTTGTAGATAATTTCACATCTCTTCTTGCCCAAGAAAATAGTATTGAATTTAAAAATAGTATTGATATTCGCAATAGGGAAATTAGACCTCAACATTATACAAATTCAATTGATTTAATTCCCGGTCCAGTTGTTGGTATTGATCCAACTGATGATTTACAGTTTCTACCAATTGAAGGTATTAATGTTCGTAAAACAGGGGATATTGTCACTTTAGATTATGCTGAAGTTGAGTGGTTCAAACAAGTTTTTGCAACAAGATCTGAAAGTGTTACCCCATTCTTAGTCAGTTTCTGGCAAGGAACATTAGATCTTACACCAGCATCTGATACTTGGGTAGATACGACTCGTGTGAGTGCCAAGATTATTAATATTGAAGGAAATTATGCTCAAACAATGGCAGATGCAGTTAAAACTCTAAATGCTGATCCACAAACAGGTTTTACTCCCACAATTTGGGGTACTTGGCAAGATAACTGGACTGGCACAGAGGTTTCAGATATTATACCAAAATCAAGAACAGTAACAACCGGTGGTGAATGGAGAGGTACTTCTGGTGGGGGAAGTATTGCAATATATGATACACAAACAACAACAGTATTTGAAGATAAAGTTATAGACACCTATAAGGTAGGAAAATCTGAAAGGACGGGTACTAGAAAAGAAGTTGTTGAAGTTTTGGATAAGACTTCTGTTGGGGATAAGGTTGTAAGTAGGAATTTGATTACAAATATGAGATCAAGAAACATTCAATTTGTTTCTAAAAAAGTCAAACCACTCACACAACTTTACTCTTTCTTTGATGGAAAAGATGTAACAAAATATTGTGTTCCAAAATTACTACAAATTAGAATGATCTCCGGAGTTTTTCAAGTTGGAGAAAAGGTAGTAGGAAAAACTCAACAAACTGGACTTGGACCAAATACAAATCCTTCCAGTGCAGCTAGCATATCTTTTAGAGTTGCTCAATCAAATCATAAAGAGGGTCCATATAATTCTGCAATTTCAACCTTCCAATACAGTCCATATGATGGGCAGAGTTTACAATCAATTTACTCTTCGACATCAAATATTCTGAATGTTGATATATTTTCTCTTGCAAACTTAACTCAGGGAGGATATAGTGGATATGTTGAAAGTGGAATGACTTTAATTGGTGAAACAAGTGGTGCCCAAGCATCAATTACTGAAGTTAAACTTATTTCAGATTTATCTGCAACATTAATTGGAAGTTTGTTTATTCCAGATCCAACTAGTAACATTCATCCAAAATTTGAAACTGGAACTAAATCTTTTACTCTCATCAATAACAACTTAAATGATCAAAATTCTGCTACAACAATTGCCACAGAACAATTTATTTCAAGTGGAACATTAGAAACTGTTCAGGACAATATTATTTCTGTTAGAAATGCAAAAATTGCTGATAAACAGGTATTTGACAGTAAGGCGATAAAGACAACAATTGGAACTCAAGTAATTTCCAGCACTCAAGTAGGATCGCCATCATCTAGACAAGTTCTTGTTGGTTGGTATGATCCCCTTGCACAATCATTTTTGGTTGAAGATGAAACTGGAGTTTTCTTAACTAGATGTGATGTTTTCTTTAGAAGTAAAGATGATGGTGATACTCCTGTCACGTTCCAATTAAGAACGATGCAAAATGGATTCCCAACACAAAAGATTCTTCCATTCTCTGAAATTACTTTAAATCCAGAAGATGTCAAAACTTCTACCGATGGATCTGCTGCAACATCCTTTACATTCGATTCGCCAGTTTATGTTGAAGGTGGTAAAGATTATTGCGTCTGCCTTGCATCAAACTCAACAAAATATAGTGTATATATTTCAAGAATTGGTGAAAATGACATTCTTACTCAAGCATATATTTCAAATCAACCAACTCTTGGTTCACTATTTAAATCGCAAAATGCTTCCACTTGGGAAGCAAGTCAGTGGGAAGATCTTAAATTTACTCTTTATAGAGCAGATTTCTTAACTTTAGGAACTGTTGAATTTTATAATCCAGAATTGACAGAAGGAAATCATCAAATAGCAGAATTGATGCCGAATTCTCTAAATACAAACTCAAGAAGAGTTAGAATTGGAATTGGTTCAACTTTAATTGATTCGGGATTAACTTTTGGAAATACTATTTTACAGTATAATACAAATGCATTTGGAAATTATGTAGATAGTGCTGGTATTGCTACAGGAAGTTTGAGTATTAATAATTCCGGTATCGGTTACACACCATCTTCCGGATCATACACATTCAATAATACTTCATTAACAACTATTACAGGAAATGGTAGAAATGCAACTGCAAATATTACCATTAGTAATGGTGTGGCAATTGCTGCAACTATAGTAAATGGTGGTATTGGTTATAAAGTTGGTGATGTTTTAGGAATCACTACAATTGGATCCTTATCCGTTGGATCCAATGCAAGATTGTCTGTGGGAATTATTACTGGTATCAATGAATTGATTTTAGATAATGTTCAGGGTGATTTTGCCGTTGGTTCTGCAAATACTATTAGATATGTGAATAATGCAGGAATTACCACAAATCTAAATCAATCTTCTGGTGGAAATGTTGCGGCAACACAAATTATTACAGAAAGTGATGGATTGCATATTAAAATCAATCACAAAAATCATGGAATGTATTTTAGTGAAAACTATGTTGATATATCTGGAGTTGAATCCGATATTGCGCCAACAAAATTAAGTCTTGTATATAACTCAAATTCAACTTCGGCAATTTCTGTTGAAAGTATTTCAAATCTCAATACTTTTGAGGGTGTTGGTGTTGGTACAACTAATCTTGGATATATTTTAATTGGAGATGAGGTAATTTCATATACTTCTGTTTCTGGATCAACAAT